ATAACATACATCCTGATGTTAACGGCAATATCACCCTTACAGCGACAGATGTTGGTGCTTCACCTTCTAATCATACTCACCCAGAACTTCATACTCATGATAACAAAACAGTGTTAGATGGTTTGAGCGATAATGCAGGTCAGCTCCTATATAATGGAACACCTGTTGGTTCTGTTGTTTCCGTAAATGGTCAAACAGGAGAAATAACACTAACAGCAACAGATATAGGAGCAGAAACACCAGAAGGTGCACAAACAAAGGCAGATATTGCAGAAGCAAATGCAAAAACATATACAGATGAACAAATAGGAAATTTAACTGATTTAGCTACTACAGATAAAACCAACATAGTTAATGCTATTAATGAAAATACAAATAAAATTGGAATTTTATCCGACTTCATCAAAAAACAAATCGATTATACGGAATATTTAACAAAAAGTTCGCCCTTTAAATCGAAAATGAGTGTCAAAATACAGTACGGAACACAGCGGGTATTTTGGGTTAATATCGCTGTTTCTGATACAAAGGGGATTGCTTACGCATTTCGAAAAAACGCGAACGATGATTATATTTTGCTGATGGAAGGTGTTTTGGGAAATATTACACCTGTCCAAGCGGTTGTTGAAAGCAAAAACTATGAAACGAAAACCGGAACATTTGACGAAAACTACCCTCCAAACTTTTGGACGACGCAAGTAGGCGCTACTATCAGCGCGACATTTACAGGAACAAGAATTGATTTTAACAGTTATGCGGACAATAGAGGCGGTATTTGGGAATTTGTCCTTGATGAAGGTACACCGGGAGAACAACGTAAAACCATTAGCACATATTCAAGTTCACCAGTTGCAATCAAAACACAAACACTTTTTAGTGGGTTAGATGACAAAAAACACACGATAAAAGGAATTTTTAAAGGGGATGACCCAAGCAATCCACCAGCTACAGGTGCAGGCACGGCGCGTGGTTGGGTTTTTGTTGGCGGATTACGCCCACAAGACACCTCTAGAACGTTTGATATATATCGGGATACCTTCGATATTACCAAAACGGATGATGTTCTTTACTCTTATTCTAACAAAGAATTTGCCATTAGTTGTCGTCCTTTTGGCTCGACAGAAGCATATCAATTCGTACCGGAACATAACTATATCGGAACGGCGTTTAAAGTGACGGATGCAAAGTTATTAGTGGACGGGAAAGAAGTCATATGGAAGTCTGGAAACTTTTATATGGATGTGGAAACTGTCCAGTTAATTCAAAAGGTTAACGGTATTCACCCTTCTTATCCGGATAATCCGTTAATGGAAATTACAACAATCCATACGATTAAAAATGGCGTTGTCACTATTAGTGGGAAAATCAAGTTTTTACAAAAAACTGAAGTTGATAAAGGTTATGCTATCATGATTCCTTATTTTACATCATTTGCAAAAAAGATAAAAACAAGTTTGGATAATGTGTACGCCGTTATAACAGATAATCCAAACTACAAAGAGTATTGGGCAGAAGGAGATAAAGTAAAATCGTTAGCTATTATCAATGATGTGGACATGGGAGAAAAAGAAAATCTTGCATTGACGTGTACCATCGATAACTTTGACATTACTATGAGAAACGGTAAACCGTATCGTGGGAGTCCATTTTCATGGATTGAGCATCGCAGTAGTACAATGGGAAAAATTTATTTCCAACAGTTTCAAAACGCTGTGATCGAAGCGGGAGATGAATATCGTTTTGACGGACGATTTTCGATATGTTACATTCCGGGAGTAAATCAATTTGTCTTATAAAATGACGCTTTTAAACAAATTTATTTTTTAGCAGAGGTATAAACTAATGCCTCTGCTTTTTATTCATAAAATGTGACTTTTATCTAAAATATAATAAACAAAAGTCCTTGAAAATCAATGATTTCTGAAGGTGGTGATTATGGAATCGCCACCTTTTTATCTTTATGGAAAGGTGGATTAAGATGAATGAAGATATTTTGCGTGATTTATACGAAAGAATGGGAAGATTAGAAGCAAAAATTGATGATGTTCGCTCTATTCGTGAAACAGCAGATAGTGCATATCGTCTAGCAGAAAAAGCAATGTTTAAAGCAGAAGATAATGAAAATGACATTAATAAATTATCAGCTACACTTAAATGGACGACAGGAACAATTTTAACAGTATTAGTCCCCCTCGTCCTTTTTGTTTTAGGAAAAATTTTTAATTAAGGAGGATGATTAAAATGAGTTTTGACAAAATGATGATTATTCGTACTATTGTTTTGTTTGTAGCTTTGGTTAATCAGGCTTTAGTGTTAGCAGGTTTCTCTCCATTGCCGTTCACAGATGAACAAATTGAAAATGGGTTGACGATTGTATTTACTATTGCAGCTTCTCTTTGGGCTTGGTGGAAAGATAATGATATTACTCGTAAGGCTCGTGAACGCAAACAATTTTTAAAAGAAAATAATAAATTATAATAAAGGAGTGTATTATAATGACCTATAAAATCATTGATAAATTGTTAACTCCTAATCCATATAGCCGTCCTCAAAAGAAATTGATTGGCGTTCGTGGTATTGTTGTGCATTGGGTAGCTAATCCTAAAGCATCTGCTGAAGCTAATCGTAATTTTTTTGAAAATCGTAAATTTGGTAAAACAGGTTATGGTTCAGCACATTACATTATTGATCTTGATGGCAGTGTAATTCGTTGTATTCCTGAAAATGAAATGGCTTACCATGTCGGTTCTAAAACTTATACTAAAGAAGCATTGAGTAGATTAAGTACATATCCAAACAATTGCACAATTGGAATCGAATGTTGCCATGTTGATTGGAACGGAAAAATGACTGATGCTACATATAATACTCTTGTTGAGCTAGCAGCAGATTTATTAAAGAAATATAAATTAACTGCTGATAATTTGTGGTTACATAAAGAGGTTGTTGGTTGGAAAGATTGTCATAAATGGTTTGTTAATCATCCTGCCGAATGGAAAAAGTTTAAAGAGTTAGTGGAAAACAAATTAAACGGAAAATCTACTACTCCATCCACCAACAATAATCAATTAAAAAGTAATGACCAATATTATGTAATTAAAGCTGGCGATACATTATGGGAAATTTCTCGTAAATACAACACTACTGTTGACGCATTGTTAAAATTAAATCCAAATGTAAAACCAGAAGCATTGCAAATTGGTCAAAAAATCAAATTACCTTCCACTTCTACTTCGCAAAATAACGCTAAATCAACACAAAAAACGACTTCTACATCAAAGCTAACAATTAATCGCACCTTAAAATACGGTGATCGCGGTAATGATGTAAAACAATTGCAAGAAGCATTAAATAAGCTTTATTTTAAATGTGGTGCAGCAGACGGAATTTTTGGAGCTAAAACAAAAGATGCTGTTATACGTTTCCAAAAAGTATATCTCCCTTATGAGGTAGATGGTATCGTAGGAAAAAGAACACTAGCTAAAATTAATGAGTTATTGAAAAATTAAGGGTGGACTTACCTCCACCCTTTTTATGTTTTTTCGTGACGAAGCGTTCTATCAAATAACACTTCTTTTTTAATATCTTCTAGTTTTGCAAATTTAGCAAAATCCTCATAACTGGTATTATATGCTTCCGCTATTCTATCAAATGTTTTTTCTGTAGGAATATGAATCCCTTTAATAAAATGATAAAAATGACTGTTGGTCAAACCCGTATCCTCTTCAAAACATAAAGCCTTAAATCTTCCCTCTCCCATGACCTTTTTTAGCCACAAAGGAAAATATCTTTTAAATTGTTCATTAATCTTCTGTTTCCATTCATAGATATTGATTGTAATAATCGTTGGCATAGTAAGTTTAAACTCGATTGTTTTTATTATCTTTGCCTTGCTACGTTCGCCCCTAATATCATAGATAATAAATTCATCGTCAGAAGAATCATTATTTGTGTCTTCTAGTGTTTCCGATTTCGATGTATCTAATTCGCTTGTTTCAATATTAATAGCAAATGTAACTTCTGTTTTACCATCTGGATAAATATCAATTCGTTCAATAATTTCACTTAATAATGACTTTTTTAAATAATCCGGTGACCTATTAATTGTTTTAGAAAAACTGCTGATTCGTTCAATAATCTTTTTTCTCATTTCATATTCTTCAATGTGTTCATTGTTTTTTTGTTCTAATTCAAATTTTGCTTTTTTTAAATCATTAATTTTTTTAAGAATTTCTGCATAATCTTCTTCATATCTTTGTAATAGTAAATCATAATTTGGGTTGTTCTCATCCAATCTTTTCATTAGTTTTAATAAAGACGATTCTTCTTTTTCTAATTCTTGAAGTTCTTTTTCAATTATAACTAATTGATTTTTTATATTATCTTTTCCTTTTAATAATCCATTTTTTATTTTCTCTTCAATTTGCAGCATATCTAAATTATTTAATCTTTTTTTGATTTCATCTATTAAACATGCTTCTAATATCTCCTTTTTATAAGTCACGTTATTACAATAACGATATACAACATTTCGATCTTTATTATGCTTACTTGCACACACATAGTAACTATATCTCTTTCCGTTTTTAGTAGAATTTCGAGATTGATATGGGCTTCCACATATTCCACAATAGACTAATCCAGTTAAAAGGAAAGTTGTATTGTAAGCTCTTGGGGGACTCATCGATTTTCTTTCTCTCATTTGGTAAATTTGTTTTTGTCTCTCTATTGTGCGACAAGGTTCAAAATCGCCCTTAACTCGAATAATTTTATCATCGTCTTTTTGTTTATATCTTAATCCTTCAATACTATATTCGATAATACCAGCATAGAATGGATTAAATAATATAGTTTCAACAACAGTAGGTGTCCAATGAGATACGTTGTTTTTATAAAAAGTTATTTTTGGTGCTGCACCCTCTGGTCTTTTGCCTAAATTATTGACTTCTCCCCCATTCAACCATTTTGCAATTGAGTAAATTCCATACCCTGCTAAATATAAATCTTCGATTTCTTTAATAATCGGCACACATTCTTTTATTAATTCAATTTGACCGTGTTCATTTTTTTTATATCCATATGGCAAAACACCACCCGTCCACTCACCTTTTGCTGCAACACTTGCCATTGTGTCTCTTACTCGCATAGATGTATTTGCAGATTCCATTTCTGCAATTGAGGCCAATATGCTTTCAAATACCTTCCCATATACAGGATCATTGAATAATTGAGCTTCCCCCGAAGAAGAGAAAATAATATCACACTGATTTTTGGCACATGTTTCAAGAATACGAAGCCAATCTTGTGTAATGCGTGTTAGTCGGTCACGTTTATAAGCGATAATTTTATTTACAATGCCAGCTTCTACATCTTCTAATAGTGCCTGCAATTGTGGACGATCTTCGATTCTATTTTTAGAAGCAGATATACCTTCTTCAATATAGTATTTATGCAATACCCCGTTATTTTGTTTAATAATTTCCATTGCGCGCTCTTGTTGCATTTGTATAGAATCGCCTTCTTCTGCCTGACGATCAGTTGAAACACGAATTAAAACACCATAAACATCTTTTTTCTTTTTCGTGTTGATTTTTGTTTCGCTATTTACCTTACCCTGTCTTTTTTTACGATACGAAAATAACTCTTGAATATCATCCATTTTTATCACCTCTTTTTATTATCTTTACATCAATAGTTATTATCTTTATCATAAATTCTAATGTAAATAATAGATAATATCAATAGAAAAAGGATAGTATTAACAACTATCCTTTAATTTATCTTTTCTTTCTTCTTCCATTTCTCTTTTTATATCTTC